AGTTACTGCAGACGCATTTGCTGGTCCATTAACAGGTAACGTAACAGGTAACGTATCAGGTACCGCAGCTACAGTTACTGGTGGAGCACAATCTGCGATTACAAGCCTTGGTACTCTAAGCACTTTAACAGTTGATGATATTACAATTAACGGTTCTACTATATCAGATGGCGGCGACCTAACAGTAGACGTTGGTGGCGATTTAAATATTGATGTTGATGGTGGTGATATACTATTAAAAGATGGTGGAACTCTTGTTGGAACTATTGGTGATTTTGGTAATAGTAATGTAACTATTAAATCAGAAGTATCTGATGGTGATATAAAGTTTCAAGGTAATGATGGTGGCTCTGGTATTACAGCTCTTACACTTGATATGTCAGCGGCTGGTGCAGCTACGTTTAATAGTACAGTTACTGCTACAGGATTTGTTGGTCCGCTAACAGGTAACGTTACAGGTAACGTATCAGGATCTGCGGGATCTGCCACAGGAAACGCAGCTACTGCAACCGCATTAGCTAATGCTAGAACAATTGGTGGTGTATCATTTGATGGTACTGGTAATATCAACTTACCTGGTGTAAATACCGGTGGTAACCAAAATACAACAGGATCAGCTGCTACATTAACAACTGCCAGAACAATTGGCGGAGTATCATTTGACGGTAGTGCTAATATCGACTTACCTGGTGTAAATAGTGCTGGTAACCAGAATACTTCAGGTTCAGCTGCTACATTAACAAACGCTAGAACAATTCATGGTGTATCATTTGATGGTAGTGCAAACATCGATCTTTCTGAAGTTATATCAGATACTGTTGGTGCAATGTTCAGTAGTAATACTGAATCAGGTATAACTGCAACATATCAAGATGCTGATAATACAATTGATTTAACAGTAGGTACATTAAACCAAAATACTACTGGTTCTGCCGCAACACTAACAACTGCTAGAACAATTGGTGGAGTATCATTTAACGGTAGTGCTAATATCAACTTACCTGGCGTAAATACCGGTGGTAATCAAAATACTACTGGTTCTGCTGCAACACTAACAACTGCAAGAACTATTAACGGAACATCATTTGATGGTTCAGCAAACATTACTTTAGGTACTGGATCGGTTACACACGCCATGTTAGCGGCAGATTGTATCGACGGTGATAATATTGGTAACGATGTTATTAACTCAGAACATTATGCAGCTGGTAGTATCGATAATGAACACATAGCTGATGATGCAATTAACTCAGAACACTATGCGGCTGGATCAATTGATACTGCTCACATAGCTGATGATCAAATAACACAAGCTAAAATGGCTAATGATGCAGTCGGTTCAGCTGAACTTAAAACACTTGCAACGCTGCTCATACTGGACTCTGCTGGTTCTACGCTTAGAACCTTCCATTGTGCAGGCGCATAAATAGAGTAAAATAAGGATAAACGATGGCAACTGCAACTTCAAGACAATCTCATATAGACTGGTGCTTAAGAAGCTTAGGCGATCCTGTAATTGAAATTAATGTAGATGATGATCAGCTCGAGGATCGTGTAGACGAATCACTTGAATACTATAGAGAATATCATAGTGATGCAATATTCCGTACGTTCCTAAAACATGAAGTTACTGCAACCGATGTATCAAATGAATATATTACAATAGACCCGAATATTATTCAAGTATCAAGATTATTTCCTATAGAAGCACATGGTGGCGGTACTACTAACTTCTTTGATATTAAGTATCAAATGATGTTAAATGATATGACAAGCATCCATGGAACAATGGGCAACTTAGCATACTATGAAATGATGCAGCAATACTTATCTCTTATTGATATGAGATTAAATGGTCAACCTCAGGTTACGTTTGTTCGTAAGAAAAATAGACTTCATATACATGGAGATTTTGCAGACGGAGATATTATTGCAGGTAAATTTTTAGTTGCTGAAGTTTACAAAGAGATACCAACTGCAGATTCAGCTGGTGACACCAATGGTTATCAAAGTATATGGAATGATTTATGGTTAAAAGAATATACAACTGCATTGTTTAAAAGACAATGGGGTCAGAATCTAATTAAGTTTGAAGGAATGACGCTCCCAGGTGGTGTGACGCTAAACGGTAGACAGATATATGATGATGCATTACAAGATATAGAAAGATTAAGGGAAAGAATAAGACTCGAGTTTGAAATGCCTGCAGACATGTTTGTAGGATAATCATATGGCACGTAGTCCTCATTTCAGCCAAGCAGTTAAATCAGAACAAAATCTTTACGAAGACATAGTCATAGAATCATTGAAGATCTATGGACAAGATGTCTATTATCTTCCACGAACTATTGTAAATGAGAATACAATACTTGGAGAAGATGTAGCAAGTAGTTTTCATAACTCATATAAAATAGAAATGTATCTAGAAAATCAAGACGGATTTGATGGTGAAGGAGATCTCTTTACTAAGTTTGGTGTAGAGATACGAGATGAAGCCACATTTATAGTCGCAAGAAAAAGCTGGAAGAAAAGAATATCTTCGGCAAATAATAACATTACGGTATTAAGACCAAAAGAAGGCGATCTCATTTATTTAGAATTAGCTAATAAATTATGGGAAATTTTACATGTTGAACATGAACAACCATTTTATCAATTAAGTAATCTTCCTACATATAAGTTACGTTGTCAGTTGTTCGAATACTCTGGAGAAGATATTGATACTAATATCGGAGCAATCGATAGTGTTCAGAGTGACTTTGGATATCGTGCTTATCTTACAATGGATAGTGATGGTTCACTTGGCGGATTTACTGTCGGTGAGAATGTTACTCAGACATTTGCTAACGGTACAATACTTACAGGTGAAGTTGCACATTGGAGTGATTCAGATAATGTTATGCATTTGGTTAACTTCGGTGCAGACGATGGCGCATTCCACTTACCGGTTGTTGGTAGACAGGTTATTGGTACAACGTCTGGCAATATAACAACTACGACTGCAGTGAGTGAAGAAATAGTAGAATCTAAGAATGAGCAGAATACTACATTTGAAACATCAAATAGCGTAATGAGCTTCTTAGATTTCAGTGAAACGAATCCATTTGGAGATGTACAGTAAATGTTGAATGAATATTTTTACCATGAACGTATACGAAAAAGTGTGGCCATGTTTGGTTCGCTCTTTAATAACATATACATTCTACATAAGAACAGCTCTGGAGCTGTAATTAATACAAAGAAAGTGCCGCTATCATATGCACCTAAGTCAAAGTTTCTTGAACGTATTCGGGAGCATGCTGACTTAGATACAGAAAATAAGGTTGCACTTAAGTTGCCACGTATGTCATTTGAGATATTAGCATATACCTATGCGCCTGAAAGACAATTACAAAAGACCGGGAACTTTAGTAGAGCTGGACTAACTGATAGTGATAGAATGAAGTTCTATGCACCAGTGCCTTATACTCTTTCGATGCAACTAAATATATTTACAAAATTACAAGATGATGCACTACAAATAGTAGAACAAATCATTCCATACTTTAATCCACAATATACTTTAACAATAAAACCCTTTAGTGATTATCAAGATATATTAGAGGATGTACCTATTACATTATCTGGTATGAGTTACTCTGACGATTATGAAGGATCACTTGATGCAAGACGAACTATTGTATATCAGCTGGACTTTGAGATGGAAGCAAACTTCTATGCTGGTGTTATAAATACCCAGATAATACGTAAAGTAGATGTTGACAATTATATAATGGATATTCCAAATGGACTTGCAGCAGATTCAGATAGAAAAGTTTCAAGAATCACAGTACTTCCAAATCCACTTGGAGTTACAGCAGATAGTGATTACGGATTCACGACCACTATCACAAATATGGTAGATAGCGCATGACAAAAGAACCTGACAATATATCTAATGATTATAATTATTCGAGGCAAACATACTACGATCTTATAGAAAAAGGTAAAGAAAGCCTTGATCTGATGGTAGAAGTTGCAAGAGAATCAGAACACCCACGAGCATTTGAAGTATTATCTGGTATGATAAAAAACGTATCAGAAGTAAACGATAAGCTTATGGATCTGAATAAGAAAAATAAAGATATATCTGCAGATGAGATTAAGAAAATAGAAAAGACTACAAACAATCTATTTGTAGGATCTACAGCAGAGCTACAGAGAATGTTACAAGATAATGATGAAATGAGCAATGTGGTAGATATAACACCACAATTAAACAAAGATGATAACAACTGATAAAACCACTTAT